TTTGAGTCCAGGTAATATTTAGATCTGTAGTATCTATTTTTGGAAACTGACTACTATAAAAATTATATACTTCTTTTGATCCTAGAATTGGTTCAATAATGTTTAATATTGTTCCTTGAACATCTATACTCGTACTGAAATTAAATTTGGTTTTCTTGTCATAAACTTCTTTGTACAGTACACCATCCGTACCAAACAAGTTAGTTTTACTATATTTGCCGGTTGCATCTGTAAGATCAAAATATCTACTCAACCCACTTGATGTTCTATTTACACTCTTAACTTTTATAATTTCTTGACTGGAAGAAAGAGGACCTATTTGATAGTCTTCACCTGTAATCAATCTATTCTGTGTATAGTAAGTTGCAGGAGCTCTACTTCTTATATTAGCATTCGTTTCTGATACTGATGCATTATCAACTGTGTATTGTAATTCAAATATTAAACTAATCTGTTCAATTTTTCCGGCACGAGATAGATAAGGAATATCAATGCTTACTCCGCGCATATCTCTTGGTTTTATTACAATCTTTGCATTTCTACTTGTTCTATAGTATGCCCTAAAAGTACCTTGAGGTAAATTGCCAAAAACTCCGTCTGAAAAAATTACACTTATCCTATCATTGATACGTGTTAACACACTATAAATATTTCTAATATTTTTTGACAAACTATTATAAACAACATTATTGCCTTCAACAGAATCAACTCTGGTCCACAGTTCATCTTCGTTACCAAAACTATCTAATTTGTAAACCCATAAATCACTATTATTAATATTTGTTGCATCAATACTTACAGTCTGGTTTGTGCTAGGGTTAGTAATTGCAAACGTTCCTTGATCTAAAGTACCTTGCCTAAAATGGCAGAAAAATCCTGAATTAGAACTAGATGCTCCTTGCCCATCATCCCTATAAAGGAAAGCAAAATTATTACCAGGAAACGGTGCTTCTTCGTTAATAGCTCCATTGTTGATATCGCTCGATACAATTTCAAACCTAGTTGTATTTCCATCAATTGTTTTATTGAAACTAAAAGCAGGTACATCAGCATTTGTGCTGTTGAACCTATATTGTTCTGTAGGCACACCTGCAACTGTTTCCTTTTTTATAGGTCTTCCATATGTACCGTTGACTGGCAAAGCACGGTTTAGAACTTTTATAAATTGTTCATACCAATTAGTGTTGCTACTATCGTTCCATAAGATTGTTTGATCTTTTAAATTTATATTATTGCTATCTCTAATTTCTTCTGTGGTAGAAACACTGGCAATTTTAAGAAGCCCATTTGCACATTGGTTTCTTTTAGGATTATAAGAAAGCAATCGGGCAAGTCGTAAGACCGATTCTCTTCTTTCTGCGAGTTCTAAATAATTTTCTCTTGCATTTAAATCCATTCTAAATGCTAGATTCTGTCCGAGATATGCAATTAAATCTATCAGCGCGAGATACTCAGAACTTTCAATGTAATCATTGAAATCTTCGGGATAATTTTCACGCAAATAATTTATCATAGTGCGTCTTAAATTATCAAAATCATAGCTCTGGAAGTCGGCATTTTTATAGGATTGGTATACCCGCTTCCAATCTTCTGCTACTAATAATCTATTTTGTCTATCTGTTGAGGACATACTTTATTCCTTTTATATATTTACCACAATTTAAAAACTGGGTAGTTAATTCTATGAACTTAAGAAGCCTGCATTTTCATCAAATGTAAGTCTTAAACTTTCAGAGATGTTGTAAGGCAAATATGTCAGTGATGCTTCAATACGTAGACCACTTTCATATTGATCTACAATTACATTTTCAGCCCTTACCCTTGGATCACTTGATATGATTCTTTGCACATTTTGTGTAATAGCATCTTTGAGAGCAGGTGTTAGAGGTTCAAACAAGGCATCCCATATGATAGTTCCAAATTCTGGATCAGATAACTTCTCACCTTGCCGTATATGAAAATGGTTTAATATATCTTGTTTTATGAGCGCAATATCATACAGAACAACATTAGTGTTTTCTGGATTAACTGTAGAAATACCTCTATAGACTCTACTTCCAGGTACAGTGTCTTTTTGATTACTTTTAATGTTTATCTGTTTATATAATTGTTTTTCTTGGGTGCTCATAGTACTATTTAACCTTATTTAGACTTCCTAAAAGTATCTGCAACTGATGGAAATCCTGTAGCAACAAATGGTGTATTTCCTGCGGCTGGATCGGCATCTGATTTTTCAGATGTGTGTTCTGTAGGTGCAAGATTTTCGTGGCCACCCCAAGGTTCGTGCTCTGGTGTTCTCATTGGAGAATATGCAGGTTTTGCTTGCGGACCGTTCATGTTTATTCCATCAGGTGCACTTTCAGTATGGGTTTTGGCTGATATGTGTGTTCCTTCTGCCGCTGTTATAAGTCCATCTTTGCCTGCATTTAAAACTATGTTGCGACCAGCTTTCATTATTATATCTCTATCTGCTGTAATATTCAAATCATTTGAAGTATGTACGCTGACACTGTCTGTTGCATAAATGTCAATTTTTCCGTTAGAAGTTAATTCTATCCAAGAGCTTCCTTTTGCATTGCTAATATAGATTAAATCTTCTGAATTGTGCATCAATATTTGATGCCCTGTTCTAGTTTTTAACCTTATTAAATCATTATGAGGAAGTGTAAAATCTCCTGATTCTCCAGCTTCAAAATTAGCGTATGTAGGAGGTGACGAAGAAGGATGTCCTTTACGCAATAGCGTTGCGTCACCATCATCCATTACAAAGCTATGCCCACCTAATCTTGAAAAAGGTATATTTGCAGATGCAACTTTTTCACCGTATTTTGCTTTAGGTTTACCTGGCCTTCTATCGTATATTCCCGGAGTAGACCAACCAAAAACTGCACTTGGAACTTCTCTTCTTGCACTAGAAGTAGTAGTCCCTCTTGTGTTGTCATTTTTTAGCCCGCTTGTAGTTAATGCAGATACTGCATCTGTGTTTGCAGGTTTGATAAATGCTGTGGCATCAGTTCCAATTCCTTTTTCAGTTTTTTTATTATATTCACCAACAGGCAACGGCGAAGATTTATCTGTGTCGTTATATGTTGTTGAAGCATATCCAGGCAACATAAAATTCATCTTATTATCTGGTATGCAACCAAACCAAAAACCATAACCAAATTGTTCTTCTGCACAGAAAACTAAAACTCTTACTCCTACATCTGGTGGTATTGCCCACATACCGTAACTTTTTTGTGTGTAGTCATAACCTGCGTTTTCTGATAAGCCTTCCCTAGGAGTAACACCATAGAACGGACTAATGTATTGACAAGGTATAAGATAACCGCTGCCTTCTTCTGAATTTCCAGATTTAGTAATTTTTAAAATTTCAACTTCAATTCTTCCATTGTATTCTGGATCAAGATGGTTAACAATTTTTCCTATATACGGTCCAACACCTTTCATCCAGGAAGGACGTTCACTTCTTTCTAGTACATTACGTTGAGACATTTGTTCCTCCAGTGCCACCTACACTTTCACCCGGCTGTTTTGGTTTAAGAGCAACATTATCAGTTGTTGTTCCTGCAATTTTTGTATCTTTCCCTTCTTGGTTACGCATTCTCAACAGATACAATTCTTGACTGAAAACACCTTGATTAAATGTGTTGTACACATAAAGCACTCTATACAATCCACTGAAAGCTCCTACAGGCTGTGTACCTAGTCCAGGAAAGTCCATCCAGCCGTCGCTGCCATAATCTAGAGGTGTTCTAAAATTCAAAGCCACATGTATTTCGCTACTTTGATAATCCAAGGTTCCATCTTGTGTAAGATTTATCAAGGGTGTTGTACCACTGCTATAATTCCCCAAACCGCTATCAGCAATATAATATGGATCACCTAATATTTTCATACGCACACTAAACAAGTCGACATTGCTGTTTACGATAGCATCGTTAAAATCTCTTGCTACTGATGTGCTAGTTCTATCGTCGAGCCCTCCTCGTGCAGTTTCACCAGATCCAGGAGAATCATCTTCACCAGAACTGGCATTACCACTGGATGATAAATTGTCAGAATCACCAGGTGTTTTTTCATATTCTTGATTATCATTATCTCCAGCTGTTTTATTTTGTTCCTGGCTTTTTGGTCCGAAGTTATATGCTCCGCCAAAAGGTTGTATTGCAGTAAAAAACGCTTTGTCTATTTTTATATCAAATTCTAAAATATCATCATTTTTTCCTGTGTATATGTAGTCATATTCTTTACATACTTGTTTTTCTAAATTCTTATATCCTACACCGCTTTTGGTAGGAGGTGCATAGTGAGAAACATGTGCCTTATATTCTAAAACTCTATATACATATACTTTAGGATATTCTCCAGACAGATCCATCTGCTCATGATCTGTAATATTATAAACATCAGTCTCTACTCTAAAGTAAGGTATCATACCGTTTTCATCTGGTTCAGTTTCGGCTATTTGTTTTCCGTACTCACTTAACAATACAATCTCTTCTATCATTGTTTGTATTTTTGTTCCACTTGCAAAAGTTAGATCACGCAAGTTATTACTAACTGTAATTTTTCCTCTTTCAAATACTCCTTCTTTACCCTCAACTTCTGTAAATTTTGGTCTTCCAAATGGTTGTTTGCCGCCGTCGAGATAAGATTCTACTAGCTTTGCCTGACCTATTTGATTGAGATTTTCAGGATTCTGTGCAAATTCTCTTATACTTTCACCGATACTACTTCTTTTGATTACAATTCCTAATAGTTTACTTAATTCTGCATCAAAATCTGCAGGCATTTGCCCATTTTCTGTGCCGCTGATACTGTCATATATTTGTTGCTTTTCGTCTTGGTTGAGTTCTCTTTCACCGCCTGTGGTTGCACCTTCATCGTCTTGTTCAGTTACTAACAGTTGTTCCTCTGCACTAGATCTAGATTTAGGAAAAAGTATTACAAACTCATCAGGAGTTTTAACTTGTTTTTCTTTTTTCTTTTCTTGTTCTCTTTGATTAAATGATGCAGACACACTAAATCCACCAGTTTGTAAAATTTCTGCAACTGTTTTGCCAGTAACCCTTATATCTGATTTAGTGCTTTGTATTTGATTTGTAAATGCTTGTTCGTTCCAAGGTATAGCAGTAACTTGATATTCGCTACCACCTTCAGTAACTTCAAAATTTAAATCTACTATCTTAATTGGTACGAATCTACGTAGATTAGGCGAAGATATAGGATTTCCATTGTCATCCCAACCTTTAAATCCTATTGTTATTATGTAAGGTGCTGCCAGATAGTTTTTGTGGCCTGCTTGTAGTGCTGCAATTTGTAATGTCTGCAGGAAAAGACCCATGCTATATGGTTCTGTAATTTTAAAATCAATTGCTACTGCATTGGTTTGTTTTGTTTTTGGGTTCGATCCTAATATTAAATCTACATTGAGGTCGTCTATAAAATATTCAGTTTGTCCATTTTTTTCATAGAATGTACTTGCTTTATTTTCTAAACCTCCGCCAGATCTAGCAATCATTATGTTAGGATCTCTGCGTCTATATGTCAAATCAGGAAAATTTATTTCTGTGTTAGACAAAACTCCTAAACCTAGGATATAGTTCATAGAGCTAAATTTTCTTAATGGATTAGGAAAGGGGGGTCCGTTGAATATGCCGCCTTCTAAACTATCAAAAATGTTAGTTGCTTTTGGCACTGTCTCGGCAATTTTAGTAGAAACATTGGTTTCTGGATCTACAAGTGCTGATTCAAAGTCTCCTATTACTCCAGCAACAGAATCAGCAACACCGTTAACATTTATAATTGATTTTGCATTTGCTAAATCAAGTTGTAATTTGGATGCTTTATCTGTAAGATAACTATCAACAGTTTTACCTGCAGCTTCCATGCGCGATTGAATGTTTTGTGGTAACTTTACCATTTACAATCCTAATTGTTTTCTTAAACTTGGACCTTTTGGCAAGTAAATTTGCACACCTGCTTCTATGTCATAGACAGGATCTTTTATAATATCCATATTTCTTTGGGCAAACACCCACCATAATTTTTGATCATTATATAAATCATACGCAAGTAAGTCTGGTCTGTGTGTATATTGTTCGTCAATTGTATAAAGTATGTCATCTGGTTGTGCCGGGATTGCACGAATAGATAACACATCAAGGTATTGTCCGTTCCTAACTTTGGTTTTATGCCAAGGACTTTGTGCAGTATAATTTGCCATTAGATAAATCCGCCCCTAGCTACATAGTTTCCGTTAACAAAGTTACGTAAACTAAATGTTTCAACTGCTCTTCTACTGTAAATAGGTTGTACAGTTACCTGTATATTACTTCTTGTTGGTACATATGACCCGTTTGGTCCCATATCCACTTTTATGTAATCAACATCTTGGTTTAATTCTACTGAAAAACTTTGTACAATGACTGGTACATTCTTAAATACATAATCTCCATATCCGTTTAGTCTTACTACTGGTGGCGGAGCACCTTGATGATCTGTTTTACCGTATGCCATTTTTGTGACAGAACGTAGATAATGAACTGCTCCTAGCCAATACTGACCTTCTAAACTGTTTTCAACTGTAAAATCTCCAGTAATACTAAATGAATCCACTTGTGAATTTTGATATGCAAAAAAAGGATAATTACTATGTACTGGTTTAATAGGGGTATAACCAGCAGAATGTGTAACATAAATTTGTGGAGTATATGGCCATACCAATCCTCCAGTTTTCAACAAAGGAGCAAGAACGTTGCTAGATTTGAATGTGCTAGGCAATGACAGTTTGACTCTCCAGTCAGGTTCACCGCCACTACTTCCAAAACTCACGTCTCCTCCAAAACTAAAAGCTTCAGGCATTGCGTCATCTAACAAGTTGACTGCACGTAAAAGTTTGCCAAAGCCAGTGTCTTGCACAAAATCTTCTACATTTTGTTTTATACCCTCAGTTACTCTCGTAAACTCGCTACCAATAGTATTAGATACGCTCGATAAAGGATCAGCTATGCCACGTCCTTGTGATGCTAACGCATTAGCAACTCCGGGATCACCAGATGGATTAACGTCTACCCCCATGTTTACACCGTTTTTGGATATAATTCCATCTTTAAAAACTGTTGGCATAAAAAAACTCCTTTTATATAAAGTATTTATTGACTTTTTTAACAGAGTAGTTTATAATAAGAGTATAATTTGGAGAAAAAATGAGAAAAGTTAATTATCTTAACAACAAAGACATACTTAAAGAAATTCATAAGTCAAAAAGTACTTTCTGTAGCTATGTTGATAACGAAGAACACAGCCAATATGACATAATATTAGCTAGTGTTGAAAAAATAAATGTAAGAACTATTGCTGAAGCAAAAAGAAACAAAGCAAAAAGGCTTCAAACCACACAATTCGACCTTGCAAAGTCACAAGGAAAAAAAGTAAAACTAGCCGAGTTTGAAATTGACTATAGAAAAATATCAAAGCACGAACTCATCTTTAGAATAATGACGTACGAGCATATACCAGACGAACCTGGTAGAAAGAAAAATCCAAAAACAGAAGCAGATAAAAAAGTAAGGCTTAACTTTCCTCCTTTCATGCATTATAAGTTTAATGAAAATGATGAACTTATTTGTGTAGGTAAAAGTCATTGGCAAGGAGGAATGGAAAACGGTTATTTTTCAAAAGATCATGGAAAGGCCACAAACAAACTTGCTATGATGTGGATGAAACTGTGTGACAGATATGGTACAAGAGGCAATGTTAGAGGATACACATATAATGACGAAATGCGAGGACAAGCGATATTACAACTTGCTCAAATTGGTTTACAGTTTGACGAGTCAAAGTCCAACAATCCATTCGCTTATTATACAGCCGCAGTTACAAACTCATTTGTTAGAGTTATTAATATTGAAAAACGTAATCAAAATATCCGAGACGACATACTTGAAATGAACAATATGAACCCTAGTTACACTAGACAAGCACAAGGTGATTGGGAAAATCAACAAAAAAGAGAAGCAGAACTAGGAAAAAACACTTGACATGTGTAAACATTTACGCTATACTACAACAGCGTAAGGAAGAGGTTAGATTTGTTTAAGAAAGCAGCAGTGTTTACTGACATCCACTTTGGCTTAAAAGGGAACAGTAAGCAACACAACGAAGATTGTGAAGAGTTTGTAGATTGGTTTATTACACAGGCACAAGAAAATAACTGCGAGACAGCTATATTCTGTGGCGACTGGCATCACAATCGAAACAGTCTCAACATCAACACTATGGATTATACCATTCGGTGTTTAGAAAAGCTAGGTAAAAGTTTTGAACAATTCTTTTACTTTCCTGGCAACCACGATTTATACTACAAAGACAAGCGTGACCTACACAGTGTTGAGTTTGGGCGACATATTCCAGGCGTTACTGTTGTAAATGAGATATTAGAACAAGACGATGTAGCCCTTGTTCCGTGGTTAGTAGGAGAAGAATGGAAGCGTATTCCTAAAATAAAAGCACGATACATGTTTGGACACTTTGAATTACCAAGTTTCTATATGAATGCTATGGTACAGATGCCTGACCACGGTGATTTACGTGCAGAACACTTCGAACATCAGGAATATGTGTTTAGTGGACACTTCCATAAAAGACAAGTCAAAGGAAAAATTCACTACATAGGAAATGCTTTACCACACAACTATGCAGACGCATGGGATGATGAGCGTGGTATGATGATTCTGGATAGAGAAAACAACAAAGAACCACAATATATCAATTGGGGGAACTGTCCTAAATATAGAACTATAGGACTAAAACAACTTCTCGAAGAAACGGATAAAATTATAAAGCCAAAGATGTATCTTCGTGTAAGCATTGACGTTCCTATTTCTTACGAAGAAGCACAGTTTATCAAAGAAACATTTATCAATCAGTACGATTGTAGAGAAATAAGTCTTATTCCACAAAAACAAATTGAAGAAATTTCTACAGAACTTGATATAGCGCAATTTGAAAGTGTAGATCAAGGTGGAACCCGCAACATAAGAACAATTGACAGTGAACAATTCAACATCAAAACACTTTTAGACATATACAACGAGTTATAAATGATAAGAATAAAAGATCTTACAGTAAAAAACTTTATGAGTGTGGGTAATCAAACCCAAGCGGTTGACTTTAATAAAGAGCAACTAACACTCGTGCTTGGTGAAAATCTTGATCAAGGAGGTGACGATTCAGGCTCACGAAACGGTACAGGTAAAACTACAATAATCAACGCATTATCTTACGCTCTGTACGGCCAAGCACTGACTAACATACGAAGAAACAATCTTATAAACAAGACTAATTCTAAAGGTATGTTAGTCACCTTACACTTTGATAAAGACGGTCAAGATTATAGGATCGAACGAGGACGTTCTCCTAATGTACTGAAGTTTTATATCAACGACCAAGAACAAGAAATGACTGATGAGTCGCAAGGTGATAGTCGCAAGACCCAAGAACAAATAGACACGCTTTTAGGTATGAGTCATGACATGTTTAAACACATTGTTGCACTAAACACCTATACTGAACCTTTTTTGAGTATGCGACAAAATGATCAACGTGCTATTATTGAACAGTTACTTGGTATTACTATTCTTTCTGAAAAAGCAGAAAAACTCAAGGACACTATCCGACAAACAAAAGATAACATTACTCAAGAAACACTTAAAATAGATGCAATCCAATCAGCAAACGAAAAAATACAAGCAACTATTGACAGTCTTCAAAACAATCAACGTGCTTGGATTGCAAAAAAGAAACAAGATATTGAAAAAATCAAACAAGGTATAGAGCAACTTGAAGAAGTTGATATTGATTCAGAACTAGATGCACATGAAAAATTACAAAATTGGACTGAGCTAAACAATAAAATTACTGCACTTAACAAAGAAAAAGGAACACTTGAAAGTGCTCTACTTCGAGCAAATAAATCTGTAGAAAAAGCAAGTGCAGATATTATGAATTTAGAAGAAGCAATGTGTTATACTTGTGGACAGCCGTTGCACGATGATAAAAAAACAGAACTTGAGCAAAGAAAACAAAAAGAATTTGAAGACGCCCAACATTACCAACAAGAAGTTTCTGACTCATTACAAGGAATATTCCATGACTTGCAAGAGATAGGTGACATAAACGGTAGACCAAACACATTCTATGAAAGCATAAAAGAAGCATATGAACATAGAAACAATGTAGAAAATCTAAAACAAGCACTCATAAGCAAACAAGAAGAAACTGATCCTTATCAGCAACAAATTGACGAATTAAACAATACTGCAATTCAAAATATAGATTGGTCTACTGTAAATGATCTCACAAGTTATAAAGATCATCAAGAATTTTTGTTAAAACTTCTAACCAACAAAGATAGTTTTATTCGTAAAAAAATAATTGATCAAAATCTTGCTTATCTAAACAACAGGCTTACATATTATCTAGACAGATTAGGATTACCTCATCAAGTAGAGTTTCAAAATGATTTAAGTGTGATGATTACACAACTTGGACAAGATCTCGATTTTGATAATTTAAGTAGAGGTGAACGTAATAGACTTATACTTGGTATGAGTTTTGCTTTCCGCGATGTGTGGGAAAGTTTATATCAAAACATCAACTTATTGTTCATTGACGAACTTATTGATAGCGGCATGGATACTGCCGGTGTTGAAGGTTCTTTAAGTGTAATTAAAAAAATGGGAAGAGAAAGACAGAAAAATGTATTTTTGATTTCTCATAAAGATGAACTAGTAGGAAGAGTAAATCATGTGATGAAAGTGATCAAAGAAAACGGCTTTACATCATATGAAAACGACATAGAAATTGTCGAGTAAGGAAAATAATGATTGATTTTATCATTTTTGGCATTGTAGATAATGCTATTATGATTTTAGGTGCAATGACCGGACTGAGTGTAGAAAAATATCTACCCAGACAATTTCAACAAGGTGTTGGAACTGTTGTAGGTGCTGGTTTAGGAAATGCATTAAGTGATTTTCTAGGCGGTGCAACTACCGCAAGTTGGGATCTAGCATTTGGAACTGCGTTTGGATGTATATTAGGACTTGCATTTATTCCAATTTTCAAGTATATTAGTAATAAAATTAGGCATGATTAACGACGATACCCACGATAGACTAACAAAGGCATACATGGAGTATTTCAAAGCAAGTGAAAAATTTGAAGTAAGAAATTCTGTGCGGACTCACAGAGAAGCAAGAAAATGGTTGCGTGAAATAAGATCTCTTGCAAAACAAAGAATGGACGAAATACATCACAAACACAATTCAAAACCGAAGGCAGAAACTGATCAAGTTGGTTAAGTATCCATATGCAATGGACTTACCAAGGTAAAGAGATTAATGAAGTATCAGATGATTACGAAGGATTTGTATATCTCATAACAAACACTATCTCTGGACAAAAGTACATAGGCAAAAAACTATCAAAATTCAAAACCACAAAGCCACCACTCAAAGGCAGAAAAAACAAAAGACGAGGCTACAAAGAAAGTGATTGGAGAGACTATTGGGGATCTTCAGATAGATTGCAGGCAGACGTAGACGAGTTAGGCCCGGACAAATTCACAAGGGAAATACTTTATTTTTGCAAAAGCAGAGCAGAAATGAGTTACATAGAGGCTAGAGAGCAATTTGACCGCCGTGTGTTAGAGACGGATGAGTATTATAATGGTATTATTAATGTTAGAGTTGGCGGTTCTGATAAATTGCGCAAAGCACTACTAGAACACAAATAGGCAAACAAGAACACTGTTTGATCGAGGCTGCTCGATCCTCCAAGATTCTGCGTGAAATATCGCCGATGGGTGTGGAGAAGTTCAACAGGCTGTATGCTACGAAAACCCCTAGCACTAGGAACGAAGCGGGGGATAGCGAAGAAATCCGCGAAGCGGTAAAGCGGTTTTGCAAATTTTTTCGTGATGTCGACGTAGGTTGGGAAAGGTCAGAGCCCAGTAGCAGAGTCAAACACCTACTTCCGGTCTCGGCTGTGACGAACTCACATGAAGTTTTCGAGATGATGGAACCGCTAGTAGGTTCCGTCTGACTGAAACAATCTAC